GATGAATGCTTTGGTAAGTCCTCTACCTATCTTCTCCACTGCTTCATCGTTGGTTTCAATGAAGTCTGTAATTTCTTTGGCTGTGATGCCTAATGCTTTGGCAAAGCCTTGTTGTCCAATATCATCCTGTGCATTTTTTATTGCAATAGACAAGTTTGAAAATGCTGTGCTGGTATTGTTCAATCTATCTTGTGTAGAACCACCAAAGGATTCATTCAATCCTTCCAATAATGCGTTTACAAGTTTTTCGGCACCTTCTGCAGTTTTTCCAAACTCGGATATTTCTAATCTTGTGACGCCAAGTCTTTCTTCCAATATTCTAAATACGGGAATACCTCTATCAGCAAGTCTGTTTAGTTCTTCTAAACCTAAACCACCTGATACTGTTCTTGATAACAAGTCAGTGATGGCTTCCAACGAACCCAACTGATCCGTTGTGACTGCCGCTGTGTCAGTAAATGTTGTTAATAAACTTTCTGTGGGCTCTATACCTGATGCTTTCAATTTGATAAAAGTTTGTGTAAGTTCTTCAATACCAAATTGTGTCTTGGTGGAAAAATCAGATATAAAATCAAATGCTTCAGCACCTTCTTTCAGTCCGCCTGTGACTGAAGAAAGTGTTGTTCTCAAATCTTCAAAACGAACGGAAGTCTCAACAATGCCTCTGATTACATTGGCACCACCAATGGCACCCAAAGCAGTGGCAGCCAACCCAGCAATCCTGTTTACACCCAGTAAACCAGTTTGGACTCCTTGTAGTCTTGTTCTTACATTATTAAGTGCTGTTCTTGTTTTATCAAGAACGCGGACTTCTATGTCTTGGCGGACTGTTGCCATGTTTCTTCGACTCCTTCATTTTTAATTCAAAATATGCTTGCCACATTTGAATTTCCAGGACACTTAACTGCATCACTTCTGCGATGCTCTTCCCTAATGTTTCACCAATAAACATCAAGGTTTGGAGTTCAGTGTCCTCCTTTAGTTTTTTGCGATAGCCTCGTAATCAGAATGTCCCGAATTTAAGACTGTGCAAACTCTTAGAATTACTTTTGGATCCACTTCAGTCATCAAAGATGTTTTGTCCATTCTTGAAAACATCGGAGTGCCCTCAGGAGTAAGTGCTTTGGCAATCAGTGATTCCACTAATGCTTCTACAACTTTACCGCCCTGTTGTAATTCAATTATTTTTGCTTCTGTGGCAAAACTTGAAACGGGTCTGTAATAGATATCTGTCTCCCATTCTGGCACAGTAAGTTTTTGCAATTCTCCTCCCAATTGAGATTTGAAGTGCTTGGTTGCTTTGTTCATAACGTTTGGTGTAGTCATTTTTTATTTTCTCCTTTTTAAACGCACGGATTCAACTGTCGGCTTGATTATTCCACGTGGTGATTGTCTACTACGCGGACGTCCCAACCTCGGGTCGAAATCCAGCAATCCTACGTAAGGCGTTCGGTTATCAATGTTGTATCCATTTCTGGAACGACGTTTACGCCAACCTCGTCTTGCCTTACCTGTATCTATTGGCGTATTCGCTTTGGCAACACTTATTACATTGTCAGCAAAACCATCTAACAATCGGTCTCGGTCTCTTTTGAGACCCTGCATTGTTTTTGCTATCTTTGTTGCCTTGAATGAAAGCATTATCCTACACGGAACCTTCTGTTAATACACCACTTCCTTGGAAGTTGGCAGTAAACGTTACCATGTCATCGAATGATGCATTTCTTTCAATTGATGTAATCAGTATTTCACCTGAATACTTTTTGCTACCTGAAGCAGTTGATGTAATGAACTCACCAGTGATAATACCACTGTCTGTTGCACTTACATTTTCTCCTGTAGCATCCAAGTCGAATGCAACACCATTTGTTGTCATATGGTTTGTATCATACATGCCTTCAAAACTTCCTGAGAAATTTGTCAAACCTTTTTTGTATGTTCTCGCACCATCGCCCATCACGGTGTCCTCGATTACGTCTTGGGTGTGTGTCAGTGTCCAACTTCTTACCTCTGCGATAGCAACTGTGCTACCTCCAGCGGAGTCAGTTCTATCCACTTTCACCTGTCCTAATTCGCCTGTTAATGTTGCCATTGCCTATGCTCCTTATACCGCACTCTCAGTCAACACGCCACTGCCTTGAAAGTTTGCAGTGAATGTTACCATATCATCGAAAGACGCATTTCTTTCTACTGATGTTATTAATATCTCTCCAGAATATTTTTTACTGCCTGTCGCAGTTGAAGTTAAAAATTCTCCTGTTAAGATTCCTGTGTGTCCTTCGGCAGAAAAATCATTTGTTCTGTCTAAGTCAAACACAGCCCCATTGGTTCCGACGTGTCCAGTGTCATACATTCCCTCGAAACTTCCTGAAAAGTTTGTCAGTCCTTTTTTGTATGTTCTGGCGCCATCACCCATTACCGTGTCTTCAATCACGTCTTGTGTGTGAGTAATAGTCCAAGATCTAACTTCCGCAACTGCCACTGTGGATCCAGCGGAGTCTACATTGTCAATTTTAACTTGTCCTAACTCACCGGTTAGTGTTGCCATCGTTATTCCTCCTGTTGGCTACCTTGGATGTCATCCACAAGTTCCTGCATACTGTCACCTTCAAACACTTCATCTTCGATGTTGTCTTTGACGACTTCTGCCTTGGCTTTTGTGATTGTCATCTTTGGTTTTGGTTTCGTCACTTTTGCGGAAGCCTTTGGCTTGCTTGGTGACTTTTTAACAATTGAAGGATCCGGAACTAATTTCCAGCCTTCAGATTGAAATCTGTCTATTCTGTTTGCGGGCACCTTTTTTATTTGCCCGTCTTTCTGTATTTCAACGTATTTCATATGCCCTCCTATGCGGCAGTGGTTGTGTAAGTGTAATGCACTTCACAAGTTACCGTAAATTCTCCTAATGGTGGTTGTCTATCCTGATTGACTTCAACCAATGTCACTCTTGTTTTTACAGCGGTGCTGTCTGCCAATTCTCTTGTTCTGTCTTCGTTCAATGTTTCTTCTATGCGTTCAATCATTTCATTTCTTTTTTCATCGACTGATTGCACAAATCCTTCTCTGCCATCTGAACGCACAAATCCTTGTATTAACATTTCTAACACAGCACGTCTGTTGCCACCCATAGTGTGTTCTTCTCTGGTTTCATTGCCAGTGGTGATTAGTATTGCTGGAAATTGTGTGAGTGCTAACTTTTGCACATCAAAAGGCTCTCTGGTTACAAATACAGGACGTGGTGGATCCATATCCCCTAAAACTTCTTTAATATTTTTTGCTATTGATTCTCTTATGGACATTATCTCTTCAATCGAAGAGAGACAGTCGCTTCACGTTCTGAATCCGAAAATGTTCCGCTGGAGTCACTGTCATAGGATACTCCAAATCTTAATTCGTCATCCAGTTCACGTTCGTATTCACGTCTGTAAAATTCCATCTTACGTTCGAAGATGTCTTGATCCGTATCAAACTTTGCTAACTTTGGAAAGATGTGATATCCAAGTGCTCTGAGCACCGTGCATTTTGTCCATTGTGTGGCATCCAATTGATCTGAATTTATTCTGCCAGCACCTGGTGAAAGTCTACTGATGTCGTAAACAGATAGATTGTAAGTCGGCCACCAACGTGTTTGTAAATCTCTAAGAACGTCTGTCGCCGCGTTGTTTATTTCAGTCTGAATGTCTATGATACCAAGTTCATCGATGTTGGGTTCTACTTGTTTAACATCTGATAGTGTAGCAGGTTTAAATGCCATCGTTTGTATTATCCTTTAATTTTACAGGCGAAGTCCTTCTTCATCCTTCTTACTATTTACGTCTTTTGTTTGGATTTTGGGGGGCAAACATGACATCCACCCGGAAAACTGCCCCCCAAACTGTTATGCTGTGATTACAGTCCTGATGCTGATGTTTTAACATCTACACCATAAGAGTCGTGTAGTTCACCTACCGCATAAACGGCAGTAGCAACAAGTTCTGTTGCTCTTAAACTTGCGTCTCTTTGAGTTTCAATGTTAATATCTCTCATCATTGCTAAACCTAAAGCATCTTGCGAGAATACTGCACCTGAGTAAGCAGTTGCGGAATCTTCCACTACGTTGCTTGTCTCAAAAATATCAATTCCCACTATTCTGCCGATATAGCCTTCTCTCATTGCATCATTCTGTAAAACACCTGCGTTTGGATTTACAAAAGTATTTGTCAATGTAGATTTAAGAGCATGTGTTTGCTCTGGGTTGAACACACCGTAGTATGGACCCGGCACGCCCGCCGCTCTTAGTTTAGTTGCCGCTTGTTGAAGTGTTGCGATTGTTAAGTCGTCACCATCATTACCCACTGACTGTGAAAAGCCCGAGAATAATGCAGTTAAGTCTCTATCAATCTTTTTCGCGATTGCTTCACCAAACAGTTTACCTAAGTCCTGAACGACATCACTTTCACTTGCATCTCTGGATAAGTCTGTAAGTGTTGTCATAATACCGTTTTCAGATACTGTTAAGTCTGACTTGCTTGTTGACACTTCCGTGTTGCTCAAGTCACTTGCTTCAGATACTGCCGCCGCACTCACTGTTGGGTATTTTGGCACCTGAAGGATTTTTCCTGATCTCAATGGCATAGTAAAGTTTCTTACTAAACCTTTCATGATTGTTGTTTCTGAAGCAACAAACATTGCCTCCGCTACTAACGGGGAAATCAGATCGTCTAATGTTGAAGTTGTGGTTTCATTAGCCATTTTCTTCTTCTCCTATATGTGTGTGGAGTTATCTGCCATATTGCTGTTTTCTCCACGTTTTATATTTTTCTCTATCAGCCGGCTTGTTCATATCAAGTTTGCTGATATCGATTTCACCCACAGGATTTACGTTACCTACTGCGCCATTTGTGCCAGCACCCGAAGGGCCCGCGGCAACAAAGTGCGGGTTGGCTTGTAAAAATTCCGTAACCAGTGTTTCAACACCAAGGGGTTCGCCCTTGTCATTGTATCTCACTTGTCCGTTAGTATCCATCACGTCTACTGTGCCTTGTTCATTCAACTTCAATTGGTTTTTTAACAATGTCACCACTTGTTCAGGGTTGATTGCTTTTGCCCTTGAAGCCGCTGACAACACAGCACCATCAACTTTGATAGAAGTGAGTTCATTTTGATATTGACTAATTTTGGCATTGAACTTGTCTGCCTGTTCCTTAACCACCTTATCAAATTCGCCTCTTTTTTTGGCTTCCTCCTGTCTTGCGGATTCTTCCTGTTCTACCAATGTGCGATACTTGTCCACGTCAACATCTGCATATTTCTTTTCAAGTTTTGCTCTCTCTCGCGCCACTCTCTGCGATATTAACTTGTCTACTTCATCCTGTGTAAAGCCCTGTTTTTCAACTTCTTGTTGGGGGACAGTTTCCTGCTCCGTTACCGTGGTAGCCTCCGTGTTTGTAGTTTCTTCAACCATGTTATCTCCTTTTTATTGTCTTGTTTGACGCCGCTTATTGCGTGATACTTTATTTACCGCCTAACCACGAGATCTTTTTGATCTGCGGCTTCTACGAGTTTTTTTCTTGTCTTCATCTTTTTTACGTCTCATCATTGATGAACGTCTACCACCTCGCTTTGCCATGATATGCTCCTCCTCTAAATGTAAATGCACCTTGTGGCGCATTATCAAAATTAACTGTGATAGGAAATAGGAAGTCAATGAGATACCCTACTGCATCTGCCATATGATCGTATCCTGTATCCTTGTCCACAATATTAGTGCCTTCTTTATACACCAATCTCTCTAAACTGTTTACCACGTGTTTGGCTTTGTAGTCAACACGCATACCAACTTCGCCATTTGCATTTTGTAGTTTGGCATTCACAGCATTAATTCTATCTCTCACTGGTGTGTGACTGTTTCTCACACGCACCACAAAGCCTGCGTTTTGTAAGATACTCAAATCAGTTTTGCCTCCTGCAGAAGAACGTCTTTGTTTGCAACTTGGATCCGGATAAACCATAATCTTCGCACCAGGATATCTGTTTTTTAGTTCTTGGCAAACTTCTTCTGTGTTAGAACTTTGCATGTGTATTTCATCGTGTATGTTCACCATACCACGTTCATCTATGTTGGCAATGCATAGACACATATTGCCAACGTTGAAGTCCATACCAACGTGTAGGATGCCTTGATATTCAGGCAGTTTGTCTAAGTGTATGTCTCTATCAAAATTGTAAAACACTCTGCCAGAGTATGTGTTGAATGTTGCTTCATATTCTTGTTGAAATGTTTTGGCATCCATATCACGTTTGGCTTGTTCAAGTTCTGTTTCATCTACCCTGCCACCATCGATTGTTTTGTATTGCCAAGCATTCCAATCATCTAATTCTTGTGCTTCTGTGTAAAGTTCGTGTCCCCAACTGCCAACACCTTTTGGTGTGAGTGTAAACAATGCTTTGCCTTTTCTATCTGATAGTGCAGGACGTATTACTTCACGCCATAACCTTGGATCCAAATCTTGTGCTTCGTCCAGTGAAACAAATGTAAGTCCAACACCACGCAAGGAGTCTGGATTGTCCGCACCTTTCAAACTGATTACGGATCCATTTTTGAGACGCACAGTAAGTTCTGCCTCATTTTTCTTTTTGATCCAGTTCAGTGTTTTTAATTTGTCTGTGAGTTGTTGCCAAGCAATAGTTTTGGCTTGACGGTATGATGGTGCAATGTAATAACAGTTGGCATTTGGTTCCGTGGCGTGTTTACACAGTTCTCTAATGGCAAGATGTGTTTTGCCAAAACGTCTGCCTGTCACAGCAACACGGAATCTGCTGTCGTCTTTGCAAATAGATGCTTGTGCTTCTGACAACATTATTTTTTAAGCAATTTCCTTGCCCAACTTAATCCAGCATCACCTCCCCAAGCCAAATATGCTTGTGTGCCAGGAGTGTTTTTGCCAGGCTTGTAATAAGTTCTTGCACGTGACAAAAATGAAAATGTCCTACGCACAGTCTCCATTGAAACATTTTTGCCTTTTGAATATTGGTTTGCTCTTTGTAATCCTACTGGCGTCATTCCCTTTCGACTGGGTGGCGCCGCATCTCTCAACTTCAATGCTCGCTTGGCATTGTTTCTCATTGCTTGTGTTGGTTTAGGCATCTTGCAGTAGTCCTCCTCTTTTTAATTCTTGTAATCTTTTTTCTGTAATGAATTCATCTTCTTCATAAAGTTCTTTGTTATACTTTTCGTGGTTTACCCAATCTTGGTGTGCTCTGTGTCCGTGTTCAATCATATCACACAATAAAACTTTTCTTTTTTTGTGTAAAAGTTTTGCCAGTTCCATACAAGCCTTCCTACATCTTTGTGCCGCTGTTTTGTTTTTCTTGTTGTGCCATTTGCGTAAATTTTTGTCATACTCAATCATCAACAGTCTAATGTGTTCTTCTAATTCAGTCCAATAAAGTTCTTGGGGAAGTTCGGGATACTTGAAGGGCATTACTTGTTCCTTCTTTGTTGTGCTTTTCGCCTCACGTCTAAATCATGTTTTCTGGAACCACGCAAAAAAGAATTTACTCTGCCCATTGCCCAAGCCGCCATACTGACACCTGGACGTGAGCCCGAACTTAGGTATGCGCCTTCACCTCTTTTGTAAACTTGTTTAAGTTCACCAAAAGTAAACTTGCCACTCTTTGTTGCTTTTTCTCTTAAATTTTTATCAATGCTACTTCTTTTTGCCAAGTCTCATCCTCCTATCAATCAGTGACTGAGGTATTTTTTTGCCTTGTGCGTAAAGTGTGCTGATACGTTTTATTACGTTTGCCAATTCGGTGCGTTGACTACCTTTGACGCCACTCAAATATTTTTTGGGAATGCCAGTGGATTTGTCTTTGGCTACTTTTCTAACCTTCGCCATTTTGCCTTGCCATATCAATGTCTTGTTGCGTTATCTCTGGATGCAAGTCTAACATTTCTTGATTGGTGAGGCCCTCTTCAATCATCTCTTTGATGTGTGCCTGCCTACCTTCTGGCGTTGTGACAGGATGTGTTAATTCACCATTATCAATTATTTCTTCATATAGTGCATCATCATCTACAAGTGTTCTTAATATTTGTTCGTCCACATAATCATTAATTTTTGGATTCATAATTTTACTGTCTTTGGCAAGTTTGAACATTGCAATATCATTTGCTTTGTCTTGTATTGAGAATGAACGCGGATACTGTATTTCACCAGTAAACACCATATCATTCAACAAGGCAAACATTCTAAAAATATTTTCTTCTGCGTGTTCTAAGTTTTGTGCAAAGTCAGAAAGTTTTGCGTTTAGCATTTGGAATTCTGTTTGTAGTCCAATGCCAGACAGTCTTCTGCTTTCAATTGAACGTATGCCACCCAAACAAGCCTGCCTATCAATTGATTGAACAGTTTTTTCCATACTACCTAACACAGACTCGATGTTTTGCCCGCTTGGTTGCAACAAGTAAGGTTTTAGTCCTGGATCCAGTGTGGATGGCATTTGTATGATTGCACCGGCACCAGCAGCCGCTTCCACGTCTGGTGTCTTAACCAAACTTGGATGGTTTGTAAGCGAAATCAATTGTAGTATTTCACTTGTCATATCAAACAACTGTTTTTGTGCATCTGCTACATCACCCAGTGGCGAAATGCCCACGCCTCTGTTTGGTGAGCGATTTGAATAAACAACCATTGCTGGAATAATTCCTAAAGTGTTAGGCGATGAACTTTCCAGGAAGCCTTCTTCTCTATTTTCTTCTCCATCGTATTTGTAAACATTAATTTCCTGTGGCAACATCTCTCTCACATATTGTTCGTTCTTGTTTGGAGATTCCTTGACTTTGAAATAGTTCAATGTGTATTTGCCATTTGGCTGTCTCACATAGTTCCAATCCAAAACATTCTCCGGCGTGTAAATTGAAATGTAAGGACGTATGCCTTGTTCTAATTCTTCAGCCCTTGTGCCAACTTGTATTTGTGGTTTGTCCATTACTACCCATACATGTCCATATATCATAGACTGTATGCTTATTTCTCTCATAATGGCATCAAAACTTCTTCCGTCCAAATCAGCATCGTTCATAAATGCTTTCAACATTTCTTGATCTAAGGATTCCAAATCTCTAACGATTGGACGTCTGTATAGAAATGAATTGTAAATGCCAGCAATTGATTTTACGTGATTGTCTAATGCTGTGGTGCGTAATCTTTTGATGTAATCTTCTTGTGTTTCATAATAATATTTTTCAAGGTATTCACCCATTTCATATTCCATGCCACCTGCATAGGAGTCAGACAAAAATGTCCAACGTGGCAGATATCTATGATAGAGAGGATGTGCTTGTAGTAGCAGTTGGGCATCAATGGCGTTGCCTGCTGATAGTCTAAGTCTCATATTATACGCCATTATTTGTCTCCTTCACTTGTGGGAATGTCATCATCACTCCACGGTAGCGGAACTGTGTTGCCATCTTTGTTTGGTGCGTCCTCGTGCCCCAAATATTGTTTTGATAACCAAATTAACATCCTGGTATCTCCTTGTAATCCTTTTTCCATCATTGCTCTTCGAAGTGATTTTCTTCCAGCATCATAACCTTTTTCAATCAAACTTTTGTATTTGCGTTTAACAGTTTTTTCTGCCAAGCCAACCACCTGTGCAATCTCGGCATATGAACACTGAATTGTTGCCAGCCTCCATATTGTTTCTCTATCAACTGTTTTGTATTTGCCTTTTTGGCTTTTGATGCTGTCTTTGTCAAATTCCATTACAGTTGCCTTTCCACGCATTTTATTCTAAAACTTCTTGAATCCTGTCTGTTGGCTGATGAATCCGATGTTGAAAAAGTAAGTCTGTATTCAACATTATAAATCTGTCCTGCTTCGCCACCCGATAGGATTGCTGAAGCAAGAAAGTTTGTGTGTGATGTGGAGTCAACAACCAGTGATGTGCTGTCGTCATTTTCATTGGATGCAGTCACTGACAGTGAGGCAATGGTATAACCTTCTGGCATCCAATTGGTAAAGTCCAAAGTATAATCTAATGTTGCAAATGGATCCTTCTCAATGAATACTCCTTTTGCATCTCTTTTAAATCCAGTAAGTGTTGCCATTAACCTTTCCTTATATCTCTTACACCAAACACGTCTACCAGCACTTGTCCTTGATTGACTTTGAATGTGCGGGTTTCAGACGCCACTGTTTGGAGTCTTGTTTCTTGCATTACTTTATTTACACGATTTTCACTTGTTATTGTCTCTTTTCGCGTTTCTTGTTCAATTAATGCTGTTCTTGTTTCTGTAGGCACAACAAATATTCTGAACGGGTCGAAAACAAGATTGGTGCCAACAGTAAGTGTAGACAGCACTCCGCCCAGTGTTGCACTAAATTGCCTTATCCTTGTTGGAACAATCGATGCTGATGCAATGCCTGACGCAGAAATAATGCCTGACGCAAAAAGTTTTGCAACCGTGCTCATAGCACCACTGCCAGCCATTGTGGCAACGCCACTTACAACGGCAATACCTGCCGATGACATTGATGCCGCTGATGTAAATGTTGCAGATGCTTGTCTTAATCTATCACCTGATGCTGTTAAAGTTGCGGGCCCAACAAATAATGCTGTGCCTCTAAACGTGACACTTGCCGCTTGGACAGTGGCACCAGTTGCTGAAAGTGTTGCACTGGCTGGACGCAACAATCCTGCTTCTGCAGAAAGTGTAGAATTTGCCGACACACTGACTGTGCCTTCTGCAATTACAACAGCACTTGCTGTAAGTGTGGCACTACCTGCCTTAAGGACTGTGCCTGTAAATGTTGCGGATGCATCAACAGTGGCTGAAAGTGCTCCGGTGATGTTTGCATTACCAATGAATGTTGCATTGGCTAATGATGAAACTTGTGCATTGGCACTGAGTGTGGCAACGCCTCCAATCAATATGTCTGATTGACTTACACTTACCGGGGGCCCGAATTTTTCTTGTGTGGGGTTGCCCCAGGTGCCTATGTTGTCAAACGTTTTGCCAAATGTATTACAATCGAGTGTGGCTGTGCCTCCTCGAATAATACTTGGTGTTGCCGATACCGATGCACTGGCACTGATTGACGCTGTGCCAAATTTTAAAATGTCAGCGTCTGCACTGACTGAGGCACTGGCAGAAACTGTTGCCGATGCCTGTGTGAATATGTTTAAGGTGACAGTTGCAGAGGCACTGATATCTGCTACGCCTTCTGTGGTAGGCTCCGCAAAATATCCATCTGCAACGTAATCGGTTTCAACATAGTTGTCGGATTCAATTACCCTCGAAACATATGATTGAGGGCGCCCCGAACTGTCCTCGATTCCAACACCACCTGTGGTTTGTGCTAAATCTCCGGACTCGTCATAGTAACCGGTTACAACATATCTAAAACTTGTCATAACCTGTTTAACCTTATGCTAATGTAATAGTAAGGTTTCCTGTGCTTATTTGGAAAGTGTCTCCAGTTTCTATTGTCTTTGATGAATCCAATGCTCCGTGTAAAAGCAAGTTGCCTGTGCCTGGAGTGGAGGAATCATATATTCCAATATGCGAAATTGTGCCGAACGCCGAAGTTGCTGTTGGAAAAGTAATATTGGCATTGTTAGATGCACTACCTCCTGATGCCGCTCCGAATGTTGCTTCAACTCTAAAGTATCCGCCTGTGGTTGAGTCCTGAGCACTTCCGCCTACCTCAGTTGCCTGAGACGCGGACTCGTTTGGTGATTGTGTGTGTAAACCTACATACACTTTGGCAGGTTTTGTAAAACTTGTAGTTCCTAAAACATGATCTAAAAGTTTATTTTCTGCAAAATCAGATAATGCTGACATAATTGTTTCTCCTTTTATAAAAGTAAATTTTTTGTTTTGTTATAACAGTTGTATTTACGGGATTTTGGTGATTTATACGTTTAACAAACGCACATGGTTGGGTCCAAACGTCAGTATTGCATTGTCGTTGCCAAACCTTGCCAAGGTTGGATTGTTTGCTTGACTGGAACCTCCGTCTATGGTTGCCACTATGCTGAAAGTGTTTGTTGCATACACATATTTGTAAAGTGTGTGTGTGACTGTGCCATCACCATCATTGCTTTGTCCACAGTAAAGAAAAACATTGTTGGTGGGTCCAACCCAACAACCGCTACCAAGGAATGTATTACCAATGCCTGTGGCAGAAACTGTGGCTGTCTTGTAAGTTGTTTCTCCATTTCGGTAGGCGTGCATTACCAACTTGCCTCCACCACTGTCTGCTTCGATTTGCAATGCAATATCACTAAAGCCTGTGGTTTCGAAAGGTGGTGTCATAAATGTTGCATCAACCTCCGCCATTGTGGTGCCACCTGCACTATCCGATGTGTAGTCATCAAAACCCAAACCGGTGAACTCACCTCTGGTGTTGTCCGCACCATTCACTGCATACTTGAATGCCTTGAATTGGTTTGCGTTGGTGTCACGCACCTGGAAAAAAATTGCTGTGTCATCGTCCACAAAGCCTGGCACTTGTTCAATCAAAGACTTTGACTGTGCGGGTGAATTGAAAAGTGCGAATTCAACCTGCGCCATTTCTGGAGTTGATGTCTTGGCATCAGTCACGCTGTATTCAACAATGTCATTGTCATCATACTGTATGAAGTTGCCATCACTTCTTCTGATGCCACTACCACCTGATGTGACATAAGCGGATTCGGAACTTATTAAATCGCTTTGCACCAATGTGGAGCCGGACATATAGTAAGTTCTAAACTTTCCTGTCCTGTCTCCTAAAATCACGGCACCGTCTGCTGTTCTTGCCAATGTGCCTGATGAACTGCTACTTGCTAATTTGTCAAACTGACTGGATTGATTGTGTATGACTTGACTGCCAAAACTTAGGCTGTCGCCTGTGCGTGTCACCAATTTGACTGCCATGTAATCATCACCTGCACTGGAGTTGTCTTCGTGATAAACTATCAGTCCATAGTTGCCTGTGATGTGGGAAAATCCGTATTGTGTTTCTGCACCACTCAGTGTAAAAGTAGTGTCTTTGGTGCCGTCCCACTCTGCCCAGTCCTTGCCAGATGCTATGAACAATGGTGCTGTGAAAGGCATTACTTTACATCCAATATTGCGTTTCCGTAAAGATTAGTTCCGTCTGATACAAATGCAAAAACATCTTTGGCACCTGCGTCAGTTGTAAGTGTTGGATCCGCTCCACCTGGAAACTTGTAAACAGAATTGAAAGTGAGTGTGTGACTGCCAACCGAATCCTGTGTGACAATCAAAATGTATGTGCCGCCTGCTACTTGATTGCTGGGGGCACCTAATGTTCTGTTGTCACTCAACTCAACCTGTGCCACTTGGTTTTGACTTACGTCCCAACTGATGGTTGAAGCATCCGTGAGTGATGTCAAACCAAAAACTTGTGCTCTGGTATAAGTTTGACTTTCATCCGTGACTGCATTGTTGTCTTTTCTTTCCAACGCACCTGATGATGAATTGTAAACTAAGATGTCGCCGTTGGCTATACTGTCTGTATCAATGAAATCAATAATGTTATTAACATTAACGATTGTAGAATTAATGTCGGGTCTTGCCGCACTGATTAAATCTCCTGCCGCATCAGTTGTAGTGGTTGCGGCTTTATCACTTGTAGAGGGCCATGCCATTACTCTTCTGCTCCTTCAGTCCAACTGCCACTGTTCATATGATAGATTGTCATTTCGAATGGACGGTTGTTGCTGGTGTTGTTTACCAATGCCTTAAACCTTGCAAGGCAAGTTGCTTTGTCATCAAAGTTCTCAGTGGTTTCACTGTCTCCTTGATTTTGTATGATTGTAATTTTGTGTTCAGCCATTTATATCTCCTACGGGTTTGCACTACTTCTTGTGTTGCCGGATCCGGGTCCGTTTGTGTTGTCGTTGTCTGTGACAGTTCCGGAACCATCGGTAATGTCTCTGATTGTGGCAGTAAGATTACCACCATTTTCAAGTCCACTGCCTTCGTTATACAAATACAAGTCAGGACGTGTTGCACCACCACTGGTGCCTTGTTCACCACCATCCACATAACCATCTGTGTTGGATGCATTAAAATAAAATGCCCTAACAGAACTGTCCGTGAAATCAATTGCTGTGTCATATATCCAAGTGGGTCCTATGTCCCAAGCCGC